AGACTCAGCATGAGTACGCCGGGGAGCAAAAGAATTGTGTTCTGCCCCGGTCCTGTGCCACATCAAACGAACAGCGTAGTCAGCAGCCCTAGCAACCTTTTTACGGTCTACCGGTTTCAAGTCTGCAAAGTACGTGGACCGGTATATCACTTCCGCTAACGTGCGAGGTTTAGCCGTGTCCATCGTGTTTACAACTTCGTCAGATTCGTCAGCCCCCAGAACTAGTAGGGTGTCTATGGTGGGTTCTTTGGACCAATGTTCGTATTTATCGGGTTCCTTGTTATAAGTTTGCACAGCGAAAATTAGAGCAATCAACCTATGCTGTGCGTTCAGCGTTTGCCCGGTCTTACCAATAATCATATTCTCACAATTCAGTTTCCACTTACCGCGTAGAATATCTTGCGAGATGGTTTTGACATTCGACATAGTCAATGGTCGATTACCGAGATTGTTGGAACAGTAAATACCGTTACCGTTTAGATCCTTGAATCGACTGCCGGTTTCAACTTCTTCCCAGCCTAGCAACTCTTTAGCTTGATCGGCTGTCAGTGCTTCCTCCCCATCTAGCACTTTGCAAACAACATCGGGGTAAATTTCAGGACGGTCCTCTTTGGCAGCATGACGCATCTTGCGTTTCTTACGGGTGGTTTTACTTGCGTTGGGATTGCCGCTATTGCGTTTTGTTTTCCGTTGTTTAGCCATTACAACAAATTCCTTTAGAATTTCTGGGGTAAAAAGCAATTAAGAAATGGGGGGGGTGTACTAGATGGTGCGACCGAAATTAGAAGCATTCACAACTTTTTTCACTTTCTGTTTAGTGGGGGTGGTGTGGTGGGGTTCTCTTTCTTCAGCTTTTGCCCGTTTGGTTTTGGTTTCAGGAACCGTAATTGGCCCGTAATTAGGTTCCGCATAATCGTAGTCACCTAAACCAATTGGGGTACGAACAACTCTGACCATGACTTTCATTCCTTGAAAAATGGTGGTGGTGGTGCTTACCGACAATGGCAAGCGTTAGTTGTGAACGCTATGTATAACACACACACAAAAACACCGCAAGCCCAGATGTGAAAAAATTTGAGCGGGTGAAAAGAGGGGGTAGGGTAGAGGCATAGAAAAAGCCCCGCCGGGAAAAAGAATAAAACCCGACGGAGCCAATCTTCCCACCACAGAAAGATGATCGTTCCCAAGGCAAAAACGCCCTAGTACATATATATACATATATATACAAACACACTTACCCGTAGTCATTATAATAGCTAATTGGTTTGAATGCAACCCTGAAAATTTTTTGGCTATTTTACACCCTATTATCTAGGGGCAGTGATTTTAGCCCGTCTGCTTTGCGGTTGCTGGCTGCTTTCAGTTGTGGTATATTATACATACACCGCTGCCACCACCAACCAACTTTTCAATAGGAGAGAGAATGTGACACGACGAAAGAAACCACGACCGTTCAAGAAACCTATTCCAGACAAGAACAAGAAAAGCCAAAAGACGTGGAACCTTAAATACCCGTGGGATCGATGGCTTTCACAAACCCGATTCAAAATTGTACGAGGAAAACATTATGACTGTATGCCTCATGTAATGGCTCTCCAGATTCGCAACGAAGCTTTCAAACGAGAACGCAAAGTATCAATCAGAATTGTAGAAGAAACCATAACCGTTCAAGTGGGGAACAAATGAAATACCGTATCTATAAATACCCGGTAAAAGTAACAGCCACTCAAACCATAGAGGTTCCTGCCGAATCTGAACTGCTAGATATGCAGTTCCAAAACGGGGAACTACAGATGTGGGTTAAGATTCCGACACAACCTTCATTAGAAAATCCTTGGAGAATCAGCCTAGCTATTGTAGGCACTGGGCATGAAGTACCCCAAGACGCTATAAGACACATAACCACCGTACAGTCCCAAGGGTATGTGTGGCACATCTTCGCAACAGGGGTGGAATAATGAAGCGTAAGAAACGTAAACCCCCCCTGCCCTCCGAAACCTACATAGGCATCGATCCTGGTGCTAATGGTGCAATGGTTGCCCTAATAGGGGGTAAGGTACTGTGGACAGAAATGCCCGACAGCAATACCGATATACTAGACTGGTTAGAAAGTGCTGGGAACTGTACTCGTAATCCTAGGGTTGTGTTAGAACAAATCAATCCAGGGTTTAAGGGTTCTGGCAAAGCAGCTATGTCTAAGCTGTACGGCAGCTACACCAAGTTACAAATGGCTTGCAGTGCGTTAGAGCTACCTACAGTTGATTTACCCGCCACCAAGTGGCATAGGTTGCTTTCTATTTCCCCCAGAAAAAAGACTGAGAACGATTACAAGTGGAAGGGTAGATTAAGAGACATAGCACAGCGTATGTACCCCAAATTGGATTTGTGGGGTGAGACTCAAAAAGTCCAACGGGCTGTAGCCGATGCGTTGTTAATTGCTACAGTTTGTAAACAACAAAATGGAGGTAATTAACGTGGACCGGTACGATCAAGACATTCTGGATATCAAGTCAGCAATTGTAGAACAGTTATGGAATCACCCTAACTCAGAAATCGAATCTGTGGTTTCTGAAGTTATTCAAAACCGCTGGGAAGACGCTTCTCCATTGTTTTACTTTGCTGGCAAAATGTTCGATCTAGAAGACGGGTGGGATAGTATGGGTTGTGGTTGCTTAACCCAAATTAGGGGAGACGAGGAAATAGTGGCAGCAACTCCCGAACTAACTTTAGAAATCAGGCAAGATGAGCGAATACCAAAAAACGAAAAAGATATAACTCTAGAAATGTTACCGGTGTTTGCTGAACGACAACGCTGGTTAGATGTTGAACTAGATAGAAAGTGGGAAGACTAATTATGGGGAGGTACAAACGGCATAAAGCCAAATGGTCAAAGTGTGAACAGTGTTCTTTATGTGAGAATCGTAACCGGGTAGTTATGGCAAGGGGTAAGATTCCTTGTGATGTTTTGTTTATTGGGGAAGCCCCTAGTCAAAGTGACGACGTAACCGGTGTACCATTCAAAGGACCAGCCGGTAAGTATCTAGACCAACTTATTAAGGATTCAATCGGGGAAGACGTGCGTTGTGCTTTTACTCACCTGGTAGCTTGTTTGCCTAAAGATGAAAGGGGAACCAAATACGCTAAACCAGACAAGAAGCAAATCCAAGCTTGCAATGATCGATTGCAAGAATTCATTGCTATCGCCAAACCTAAATTGATTGTGGGTGTGGGTGCATTAGTTGCAAAGCATTTACCACCATTTGGAAGTATCGTGAACATCAGCCATCCAGCCGTAATTATGGGTGCTGATGCAAGTCAGAAACCTATAATGATCCATCGTTGTATCATTACACTTCAAGAAGCAATTGAGGAGACTCTGTAATGTCTAAAAAAACAAAAAAAGTGTTAACCTTTTCTGACCATCTTATCTGCGAACAAGTCTTAAAAGACTACCAGCAAGAATTCCTTATCGATATTGTGGATTTATCTGAAATCGATTGGGAAGAAAGCGAAGCTAACATTGGCAGAATAGATTTATCAAAAAGTAAGGAAGCAATTACTAGCTATACTGAATCTATGAAGAATGGGAACACGTTTCCTAGAATTCTTGTTTCTCTAAAATCGGATGGCTCCAAAGTTATTTTGTCTGGACTACATCGGGCAAAAGCTGCCGTAGGAGCTAAAGTTGAAGGGGTGGAATGTTATATAATCAGTTGTGACGATGAAGCAAAAATGCGGTTAATTGCTTTTGAATGTAACTCTATGGAAAGCCAAATACCGCTAACTGGGGAAGAGCGTTTAGAAATGGCAGTTGGATTAGTTGAATTCTTAGGTATTACACAAAAAGAAGCAGCGAAAAGAGCTAAGGTGTCCCTAGCTACCCTAGGAAAAAGGTTTCAAGTAAACCGGTTGAAAATGACTGCCGCTAAACTGGGATTCAATGGTACTCTAAAGGATTATGTATGGCTAACTATGTCTCCTATCTCTAAAAATCATAAAGTTTTTAGGAGTTGCTGCGATTACTATAGTTCTAGTAACGGAACTTTAGATTATGACCAAACTGTATCCTTTATGAGGAAAGTCAAACAATATCATACTGAAGTGGATCAGATTGCTTACATAAAATCCCAAACAAACCAACAAAAGAAAAAAGCCAATAAGACTTCTAAAGGAAAGTCAGTCAGTCGTCCTAATAATCCAGGAGAAAAACTTAGTAGGGCATTGAAAAAAGTAGAGGAAATTTTAACTATTCATCCCACACTAGGCGACCTACATATAACGAAAGGATCGGATATTTATGCCGAAATCAAAAAAGCGGGCACGTCAATTCAAGGATCGTTATCTAGGCTATCGAGAGAACGTAAGTAAAAAAGTTTTGGAGTATATCACTCTCAACCAACCGGTAGGAGATAAAGAGTTGTATTTAGCATGTGCTAAATATATTCCCCAAGGTAGGGCAGTAGAGGTACACAACAATTCCCGCAAAAAGGAAACTGCCTTAGCGATAAAAATAGAAAAAGGAAGAAGCAAAATATTGGGAGACGTATTAAACTCTTTGCGGTTCCATAAGAGAATTCAAGTTGTGTCCTCAGATAGGGTTACTAAAACTAGACAAATAAATAGGGTGTGGAGAATACTCAATGCCGAAGAAAAAGAAGACACTAAAACAAGCCCTTAAAGGGAAAACACTTAAACGACCCACCGTATGGAAAGGACCAGAATCAAACGATCCCCAAGGGGGCATAACACAAAGCCTGTTAGCGGGCTACATTTGCTGTAAGGAACGGTTTAGACTGCTGACGGTGTTAGGGTTGAAACCCGCTGACGAATTTAGTCATGCGTTACAATACGGTAATATGTGGCATTTGTGTGAGGAAGTGTTTTCGGGTGGTGGCGATTGGCAAAAACAGCTATTAGCTTTTGCTAAGGAACTACGTGACCAATACCCGATGCAGCAACAGGAAGTTGAGAAGTGGTATCAAGTCTGCAAAGTACAATTCAGTACATACGTGAATCATTGGGAAGAGGAGAACGATGTTGAAGAACTTTTGCAAGAAGAAGCATTTTGCGTTCCTTACACACTGCCTAGCGGCAGGGTAGTCTACTTACGAGGTAAGTGGGACAGTGCTTATAAAGAGGGTGTGCGTAAGGTAGTCCTGAAAGAAAACAAAACGAAAGGGCTGATTAAGGAGGAGCAAATTGAGAAACAATTGACGTTTGATTTGCAAACAATGCTCTATGTGATTGCTTTACGTTCCCGGTATGACAAAGTAGGTCAAGTGCTATATAATGTAGTACGGCGACCGCTTGCTGGGGGTAAGCATAGCATCAGACAGCATAAGCCCACTAAGAAGAATCCCAAAGGAGAATCGTCTAAAGATTACTATGCACGTTTGAAGGGGTGCATTGAGGAAGATACCGATTATTTCTTTTTGCGGTGGAAAGTAAACATTACTAAAACCGATATGAAAGTGTATGAAGAAACATTCCTGCAACCTTGTCTTGAGGAACTATGTAACTGGTGGGATTTAGTTTGCCCAGAAAGAGAAGCTAAACCGTCAATGGTTCAAAACTATCGTACTCCATTCGGTATCTGGAACCCACTGTTTGAAGGCAGGTCCACCAGCTTAGATAACTATCTGCAAACAGGCGACGACTTAGGGTTGCAATATACCGATCAATTATTCCCAGAATTACAGGATGTGTAATGCCCAGACCAGTTAAACAAACTCCAAGGCGTAAAAAGAAGACAGTAAAAAAGACTAGCCCTAAATCTACCGGGTTTGAGTCTAAACTAAAACGTATAGATGAAGATACCGGGGGGATGCGGTTTGCTCTTTATGGTTTGAGCGGTTCGGGTAAAACTACAGTCTATTCCACGTTTCCAAAACCCTTGTTATCAATTCTTAGCAGCGGGTGTATGAAACCAGGAGAGTTGAAATCAATCGACACTCCTGAAAACAGAAAAACAATCACTAAACTGAATGTAAAGGACAGTAGTGAATTATCGGAGGTAGCTGAATACCAACGGAAGACGGGTACTTTTGCAACCATTGTGGTAGACCATCTTACCGGGCTACAGGACCAAGTAATGAAAGAGATACTAGGGTTAGAGGAGTTGCCCGCTCAAGGATCGTGGGGAATGGCTGCCCGTGAAGATTGGCAAACGGTAGGGCTACAAGTTAAAGAACGACTGAGAGAAATTCTCAACCTAGATTGCAAGACTGTGTTGATAGCCCAACAAAGAACTTTTCAAGGCGAGAACGATGGAGAAGTATTAACTCCATTAGTTGGACCGGGTGTTACCCCTTCAATTGCTGGATGGGTTAACCATGTTTGTGATTACGTTTGTCAGACGTACAAGAAACAAAAGACAATCACAAAAACTATTAAGACTAGGAAGGGGGAAAAGAAAAAAGAAATAGAGGTTCCAGGCGTTACATACTGTTTGCGTACTATGCCCGATGCGACGTACCAAACAAAGTTTCGAGTGCCTAAAGAGTACAAACAGCCAGAAATGATTATCGATCCTGACTACTCAAAAATCATGCAAGTAATTAACGGAGAGTATGAATGTTAGTATTGTCTAGAAAAGAATCTGAAGCCATACATATTGGAAACGATATAAAGGTTACAATACTAGAAATCCACAATACCTATGTCAGAGTAGGGATCGATGCTCCAAAAGAAATGAACATAGCTAGAGAAGAAATTCTTATAGCCTTGGGAGATGTAGAAGAATTGCCAGAGAAACCACCACCAACCCTATATCAAAGAATGAAGGAGCGATCTTACCGGGAATGTAGTTGAAGACTTTGTAAAATGTAGAACGACAACGTAACTCAATTTCAGTTTCAATTTTTTAGGAAAATTCAGTAATGGCTAAAAGTAAACGACAAAACAGCTTCGCATCCAAAGTTGGTAAAGCAGGACAAAAGGCTGTAGCGAAGCACAGAACAGACGAAACTAATTATGGGAGTTTTGATCTTCCAGCAGGTATTCAAAACGGTATTGCTAAACTCACTGAATGTAAATTCGACACATACAAACAGGGAGACAATACTGGGGAATATTATTTTGTGGCAACGGGTATTTGTGTTGAACCTAAAGAACATAGTGGGGGACGGGCAACCGTTAGAATTCCAGTATGTAAAACCAGTTGGGCTAGTTTAGATGAACAAATCGAACGGGTGCTAAATGAGATTCGTAAACTTGGGGGGGACACTTCTGATGCAACGGTAGACGACTTGGAAGAACTGGTGGCTGAATTGAAAGAAGAACAACCGTTTTTCCGATTCAGTACCCGTGCTTCCAAAGATGAAAAATATATCAACACTTACTTTAACGGCGGTAAGGGATTAGAAGATTACGATCCTGAAGACGCTGAAGATGATGACGAAATTGAGGAAGATGATGATGCAGAAGAAGTTGATGAGGATGAGGATGATGATGTTGAAGAAGTAGAAGACGATGATGAAGATGATGAAGATGATGAAGATGAAGATGATGATGAAGATGGTGATGATGATGAAGGTGGAGATGATGAAGACGATTGGGAACCCGCTAAGAAGGAGACTTATAAGTACAAGCCCAAAGGCAAACGTAAATCAATTGATTGCGTAGTTACTAAAGTTCTGAAACGTAAAAGAACTGTAAATCTACGCTCTGCTGACGGTGAACACGATTACGAAGATGTATCGTGGGACAAACTTGAAGAAGACGAATAGTTATTCTGCCGGGTTACTTAGGTAGCCCGGTTTGGTCCCCTAGCTCAATCGGTAGAGCAACATGCTCATAACGTGTTGGTTCTGGGTTCGAGTCCCAGGGGGACCACTGATTACTGAAAGGAACACAATGCGAAAAAAGAAACGCAAGAAAGTAGCTATACCGCCAAAACGTAAGAAACCAAAAAGACGTAGCAATGAAAGGAAGGTATTCAACGATGGATCAAAGGGTAAAATTGTAACCCTTAATGACTTTGTTCCTAAGTACAAAAAGTGGACCTGTCCTAAATGCGGGTTCATCCACCACGGTTTCAAAAATGACGTATGTAGAAACGAGGAATGTGACTATGGCTGACATTGATAAAGAACGGGTAGAAAGATTATCGGTACAGCTTAAAGATCAAAATCTGGCAACCCGTGTAGCTTTAGGACTACTGTTAGAAATGGTGAGTAAAATTCTGGACCGTCAGAACGATTTAGAAATAGAGCTAGAAAACATTGTAGATAAGTTAGGGAGAATGTAATGCGAATTTGTGACCATTGCGAAAGAAAAGAAACCGCTATCCAACTGTACCAAGTAAAAGTTGAGCATGAAGGTAAACACATCGAAAAAAGGTTTTTGGATTTGTGTTCTCGTTGTGAAGACCATTTGCACCATAAAATTATAGAAGCATTAAATCCCCCACCACAGTCAAAGCCAAAACCAAAGCCAGCCAAATGATCATATCTTTAGATACGGAAACAACGGGGTTAGACTTACACCATGGAAGTCGGGTATTCATTGTTACGACCTATACGCCAACAGAAAACATAACTTGGGAATGGGAGGTTGATCCATTAACACGAAAGCCCAGAATTCCACGTAAAGACAAACGCGAAGTAATGGAGTTAATCGGTGATGCTAAAAAGATTAGACTACAGAATTCCAAGTTTGATGTTAGGGCATTACAAGCTACGTTTGGCAATGATTTCAAATGGGATTGGTCTAAGGTAGATGATACTTTGATAGCGGGACACTTGTTGCACAGCAGTCAACCGCACGACTTAGCCACTATGTCGTTACTCTATCTGGATACAGACATAGCCAAATATGAACAAGTGTTAAAGGATGCTTGCAACAAAGCTCGTACAATCGTCCGTAGAGACTATACCGATTGGCGTATAGCTAAAGCTGGTTTGCCCGATATGCCAAGCGTTAAAGGTACTGCTTGGAAAAATGATTTGTGGTTGCCTAAAGCCATAGCAGAGAAAGAGGGCTATCCAGAAGATCATCCTTGGCATACTGTAACTGCAACGTATGCAGATTATGATAGTGCTTCCACATATTACTTGTTCGATAAGATGAAAGCCGAACTAAAAGATAGAGGTCTGTGGAAACTATACAAACAACGGGTAAGAATTTTACCTATCGCATACAACATGGAAGAGCGGGGAGTAACACTAAACAAATCTCGATTGGATCAACTAACTAAGGAATACATTGAAGAATCAGAAAAAGCTGAAAACACTTGCGTAACTATCGCTAAAGTGTTTGATGCTGATTTGTGGCTACCAAAATCGGGAAACAACAAATCTTTAACTGATACAGTGTTTAATAAACTAGAACTGCCGGTAATCAAGAAATCTAAAAAGACCGGCAACCCGTCAATGGACAAAGGGGTACTAGAACATTGGGAAGCAACGCTGCCCCATAGAGACATTCGTTTGAAGTTCGTTAGGGCTTTACGCAGCAAACGCAAACGAGATACAGCCCTAAACTATATGGAAGGGTATGAACGCTTTTGGTTTGATGTAGGGAACGGGTATTACAAACTGCAACCCTCAGTAAATCCTACTGGTACTAACACACTGAGGTGGAGCAGCAACAACCCCAACAGCCAAAACATCAGCAAGCAAGAGGGGTTTAATTTACGTTACTGTTTCGGTCCTGCACCGGGGAGAGAATGGTGGGCGTTAGACTATGATAATCTGGAATTGCGTATTCCGGCTTATGAATGTCAAGAACCCGCTATGCTAGAGCTATTCGAGAACCCCGATAAGCCACCGTATTACGGTTCTTACCATTTATTAGTGTTCGATATTCTTCACCCAGAAATGTTTGCGGAACACGGGGTAGACGTTGCTAAGAAATATAAATCCACTTGGTACGGGTGGACTAAAGCTGGCAACTTTGCAGAACTGTATGGAGCAGTTGAGAGTAGCGGTACTGCTGACTTTGCCTATCATGTTCAAGGAGCACAGAGGATAGTTGCTAAACGCTTAACTGAGAAATCTAAGCTAAACAAAAGTTATATCAAACACGCAAACGAACATGGATTCGTTTACACAATGCCCGATAAGTCTGTGGACAGTAGTACGGGCTACCCGCTGGAATGCCCTAGACTTGACCGGGGTAAGATTTCACCCACTGTCCCATTAAACTATCATGTACAGGGAACAGCATGTTGGATTATGGGTCAAGCTATGATGAAAGTGGATAGATACCTCAAACGGCTTACAGAGAAAACCGGGCAAGACCATTTCATCACTATGCAGGTCCATGACGAAATCGTATTAGATTTTCCAGCTAGACCTAATAAAGCAAACTTACCACGGGTTGAAATGGTGCGGGGACTAATGCAATCAATCGGTAAAGACTTAATTCCCGAAGTTAAACTAACTTGCGGGATCGATCATCATCCTAACAACTGGAGTGAAACAGAATGAATGATTCAACTACGAAACCAAGATTAAATAAGGAGTACGCTGTTTTACAAACGGCGACTATAGACGTGAAAATTTTAAGGTTAGCTAAAAAACAAGTCACTATGTCCGTGTTCAGACAATTAGAAATCAAGTGTCCTTTCTTACCGATTGAAGCAGAAACGTCGGATTGTGTTGAACTTAGAGGACAAGTGTGGGGTAGGGTTAAATATGTTTGGAAAGATAGTCCAGGTTGGGCTGACCAATATCTAGTATGGCAAATGGGAAACACTCTGTACACTTGGCCGTTAGGAGAATGCGATGGTGGTCCTTCCTACCTTTTTATAGAGGACCTAAAGTCTTATATAGGTTTGGACGAATTGAAAAGCACTTTTATGTGGTTTCTGGATGGAGAAGACCTGAAGAATAACATACGGAAATCTGGGGAAGAGATCGTTAGATGGTTAAAAGAAAATGAAGACTTATATGAGAAGGCAGTTGAGGAACTGGATGTTGAACGAGAGAAGGATAAAGAATATAAGTATTTTGAGGGTCCTGAAGAATCAAATTATGGATGTCTTACGGATTATGGCTATGACGATGACGGTGATGAAACTGTGATAGATGATAAACATGAACATCTGCTGGAGGTAAACGATGTATGTTTCGACTTTCAAAATAAATTTGAGGACCTTGTAAGGTGGTCCTCTGATATTGGATTTATTCCCGATAACAACCATTGGGCAGGTACTCCAGAAGAACTGTTAAATAAGGCTGCCGAATTTGCATACATTAACGAACTCAGAAAAAGACACCTAAAATCCTCTTTTAACGAATTATGTTGTCAATTACTGTTGTCTGATCATTTATTTATTTCAGCTTAAGGAAGATTGAAATGAGAGAATCGGAAAAAAGAGTATGGGCATTCAAAGCAACATTTGTTTACATCAGCTTGCGATACGAAATAGGAATCGATGGTTGGCTGGCAGAAGGGTTGATTCCTAAAGTTAGAAAACATTTGAGGCAGATGGGACTAATGGTTCTTATCTCTGATGAGGAACTACAATTACAGTTTGTAAACATGCGTAAGTCCGGCAAGTTCAGGGATTGTACTGTGTTAGGCGGTCCTAAAGCTAAACTAGGTTCTAGAGGAGGTGCGGTATGAAAATCAGTAAGGTTATCAAACTGCCAGCACAGCAACGATTGTTATATTGGATTAAAGAACGTGAAAGCATACGCCAAGCAAGAAAGAAGAAACTACCAAGACCGTGGACCGATGATGAAATCCTTAATGAGTTTCGATTCTGCAATGTTCGTAGAATGGATGACAAAGTTTCTAAGTGGATTTTGAAACATTGGTACAAACCAAACTACAATCACAAAAACGCTTTGATAGCTTGTATCATTGCTCGCCATTTCAATAAACCTAGCACGTTAGAAGCACTTGGTTTTCCAACCACATGGCAACCCCGTAAATACAAACGTGTACTAGCTTCTATAGCCGCAAGTGATGTTCCAATCTTTAACGGTGCTTACATCATTACGGGCAAGAACAGCAACAGCCCAAATAAGTATTCCACTGTTATTGACGAAACAACTCAGCAATTTATTGACGATCCGCCAGAGTTAAACACCGACAGCATGGAAGATTGTGTAAACGCTTTGCTACCATATACGCACATCGGCACGTTTATGGCGGGACAGATCATTTCGGATTTACGATGGGCTATGAAAGGCAAATGGAAAGACGCTAAGACGTGGGCTCCTATTGGTCCTGGTTCACGTAGGGGCATGAACAGACTACTAGGGCGGAAAGTTGATGCCGGGTTGAACCAGGAACAGTTTATAACAGAACTGGAAACTATGATGGGGGATTGCAGTATTCTTTTAGACTCTAAAATTTCTAAACGTCTTGAAGCTATCGATTACCAAAACTGCTTATGCGAATTCGACAAATACACTCGCGTCCTTCTGGGAGAAGGTAGGGCTAAACAGAAATACAAGGAGGCGGTCTAATGGTCAAAGCAAAAGTTTACATTCCTACATTAGGTAGGGTAGGGCTTAACAAACAAATCACATTGCAACAATTCTTGAACCACTCTAAACATATTCCCACATTGGTGTGTCCTAAAGACGAAGTTAAACACCATAAAAAATATCACGATAGGGTTTTAGGTTGCCCTAAGAAAGGAATCGGTAAAACCCGACAATGGATACTAGAAAAATCAAAAGCAGATATTGTAATAATGTCCGATGATGATATGCGGTTCCAGTATCGCCCAGACATTACAAAGCCCAAGCTGCAAGAGTATCCAAACTTAAACAAGTTACTAAGACTGATTAAAGAATGTGTTGCAGCGGGGTTCATCCATGGTGGCGTAGGCGATAGAAACGGCAACAACCGCTTAGATGGTTCTTCCCCCAGAAAAGGGGTTATGGAATACGGTGGTTTGTTTGTTGATTGTATCAGAGTCAATAACTTTCATTATCTAGATCGATTGTTTGTATTAGATTCAGGGAATCGATTTGATCAACTGCCGGTTATGGAAGATTTTCATTTTACACTCAGCATGTTACTAGACGGGTATCCAAATCGTGTAATCCAAAACTATGTATGGAGACAAAATGCTAGCGGTGATAGTGGGGGGTGCAGTACCTATCGCACGCCAGAAGTACAAGCAAAAGGAGCCATCGGGTTGCACAAAGCATTTCCTGACTTTGTAACCGTGGTTGATAAAGAAACTAAAAGCACTAGCAACTATTGGCAAGGAATGAAGACTCGTAAAGACGTTAGAGTCCAATGGTTACAAGCCGCAAGAAAAGGAGGAGCAGCTAAATGATTGCCTACATACCTACTAGAGGAACAGCCCGGCTACGTTCACATTTACTAGCAGACAAGTTAGGGTTGGATTTTGTGCTAGTTTGCGATACCGCTAACCAGAAACGTCATATCCATAAAGACTACAAAGTTCCTAACTCTAATATCAAAATTTGTGCGGGGGCTACTGGTCCACCAACTGGAGCAGCTTATAAACGGGATTACATTTCTCGTAAGCTGGCAGCTAAGGGAAAATGGATGTTGTGGCTAGATGACAATCTTCAATATTTAACTTGTCTTAATCCTAAACTCAGTAGTGACAAATTAGACTTTGAAGACAAGTCGGTAAATTGGCGTGAAGAATTCAAAAACATGGCTACCAAAAAACAAGTATGGAAATACCTTAATGAAACCATGGATTACGCTGACGAACTAGGCACGATCAATGCGGGATTCTCAGGAGAAGAGAATTATTTCTTTCGGGCAAATAAGTGGGCGTTATGGACATACGTTAGAACTCAATTTTCTCTTTACAAAAATGATAAAAGCCTATGGCTTCCTAAAAAATTTATCATGCTTGAAGATATGTATAAATCCATTGACGTGGTAGCACGGTATGGACACGCTATCGTCAATAGGCATTTGAAACCTATGAAAACCCCCTTTGAAGAAGGTGGGATTGGAAGTCTTGAATACCGTCTTCCTTACCTAAGACAAAATTGTAAATGGTTTATGCAAGAGTATCCTGGTCTTTTATCTTATCTAAAAGGTAGGGATTACCATGTTACGTTTGCAAAACGATCCCAAAAATCAATAACGGCTTGGAGAAAGGAAAACGGTTATGTCTAATCAAAAACAGGACCCACCGTTTGCTATGCAGATAGAGTTGTCAGAGGGATGCAATCTGCGTTGTAGCTTTTGCGGGTTGAATGCTATTCGTGGAAAGCAGAACAATTACAAATTCCTAACAGTCGGGCTAGCTAAAACAATAGCCAACCGTATTAAAGAATCAGGTTGGAACCCGCGATTAGAATTTGCTATGCACGGTGAACCGTCAGCTAATCCAAACATGCTAAGAATCCTTAAGGTGTTCAGAAAGAGACTACCAAAAACATCCATGATGATGACAAGCAACGGATTGGCGTTCGCTAAAGATGTGGGGTTGATCGACAAAGCACTGCAACACCTAAACGTCCTTGCCCTAGATAACTACCAGGGAATCAAGCTGGTCCCCAAGATTCTGAAAGCCTACCGTGGCGAACACACCCCAATTTACTACCCAGAAAATTCTGAGGGTAACCCCCACAAACGTAGAAAGCTTAAGGAACGGTTGCTGGTGGTAGTTGCCGATATTGCCGAAGCAAGTAAAGGAACGCACTCAACCCTCAATAATCATGCGGGCAGTGGGGGACCGCCAAACGATAACGCTACTGGTTGTAAGTGTGCCAAACCGTTTAGGGAAATGAGTATTCGGTGGGATGGCAACGTGGCAATTTGCTGTAACGATTGGCAAGGGGTTTACGGTTGCGGCAACGTACAACGTAGCTCACTAGGCGAGATATGGGACGGTGTGGCGTTCAGAGTAGCTAGGCGTAAGCTTTACCATGGACAACGTGACTTTGGCCCGTGTAAGGGCTGTGATGCGGTCAGCTATCGGGTGGGGCTGCTGCCCGACAAAATGGGCAAGCAAGAATTGCCCAAAGTCAGTAAGGCGGGTAGGGCTGTAATCAAGAGCATAGCAGCCAAGCAGCCCTACACAGCACGGGTAGCTAGACCGTGGGATGCCCCCAAATCGACAGAATAGCCCTTTTAACGCTAGCTGCTGTTTGTCGGGTGGTATTAGAGGGTTGAACCCGTGAAGGGGCTTAGAGGGCGTTTGTGGGCGTTCTGTAGGTGCGTAAAAAAACCCCCCACCGGTTAAGGCGGGGGGTGTGGTACAATGGTTGACCAGTTTACTTTTGCTTTTTGAGAACAGTTTTCAAATCAACTTTGGAACCCTTAGCAGTCAGGTAGAAAGAGTATCCCCGAACGTCTTCAATTTCAGCCAAGCCAATCAATCCGGCTGCTTTGGCGTGATAGCCGTAGTGTCGCACATCCTTCGTAGTGACGTTTGCTTTTGCGGCAACAGCTTTCGTGCCAGCAGCCGAAGTTGCTGAAGTTGCTTTCAACCCTTTGAGGGCTTTGAAAATTGCAACTTTTTTAGCGTTCCATTTTAGATCGTGAGAACGAACAGTGCCGGTGATTTTCTCGCCTTCCTTTTTCTTAGCGGGTTTGGTAGATTTCTTAGCAGCGGGCTTTTTAGCTTTCTTAGCTGCCGGTTTGGTAGTCTTCTTGGCAGCGGGTTTTCTGGTGGTTTTCTTTGCAGTCGCTTTTTTGGCGGTTGCGGGCTTGGTGGCGGTTTTCTTGGCGGTGGTCTTTTTGGCCGTGGTAGTCATAACTCAAATCTCCTAGTAAAAAAGTGGTAAAGTGTGGCGTTCCCCGTTGAACGCTACAGTTGAAGTTTAGTCTTCCGGTTTTCAGTTTGCAAGCTTCAAAGGATCAGAATTTTAGTTTTTAACCATGCGGGGGGTTTTGGGTTTGCCCGTTTTACTGGACCAATTCACACTATATTTTTCAGGGAAAAGATAGGTGACATTTTGACCGTCTTTATGGAATTCGGTAGTAAACTGGTTCCAATCTCTACGATTTTCAACAGCCGTAAACCCGTCAGCTAAAACGTAACTGATGGAAACCAATTTGTTACGGAAGTGTTTGCCTTGATCAACATAGTTTTTAATAATGCGAATAACGTCTAAAGTTGTCGCAACCGGTGCAATAGTGTATCGGTCGTCCACCATCTCACCATTAACCAAAGTCATCATAATTCCGTTACGATTATCAAAAGACATATCAAGAATAATTCGAGCGGTCGAGAAATTTCCACCAGCCGTATCGTGGTGAATGGATTCAACAACACCAGAAAATGCCCAAGTGTTGATTCCGTTTGAATAAGTGCCCTCTAAGTGTTGGCCGTTTTGAATTTTCATCGTTTCGCTTTCATGTGGTGGGTTGTGTTGTGTGTGCTGCGTTTCGTCTAAGGGAAGTATCGACTATGCTCCACAGAATGTCAAACCCAATTGGCCCGAAATGGGAAGAATCTTTCAAAGTAATTGGTCACATACCAAAAAGGACTAGAAATGGAGCGTTAAACTGATGCAAATAATTTTGGATATGGATGAGGTTTTAGTCGATTTTGTGGGTGGTGTAGCCAAATTGTACGACACAACCCGTGAAGCAGTGAGAGAAAAACAGACACCGGGGGTGTGGGACATTGCCCACACTTTCGACGTTTCAGCCCCTACGCTTTACCGCAACGTCTACAAAGTGGGGTTGGGATTTTGGCTGAAGCTAGAACCACTGCCATGGATCGACGAATTGATCGAACTGGTGGAGCAGTTTGATCCCGATTGGCAGATTGCCACTAGCCCGAACAGAGCAGCCGACAGCTACTTTGGAAAAGCTTGCTGGTTGAAGAACTACTTTGGAACCGACTTTGATCGGTTTGTAATCACACCACACAAACATCTATTCGCAAAGGAGGGGACCGTACTGATAGACGATAAGGAAGAGAATGTACAGAAATTCAAAGCAGCAGGCGGTAGAGGTATTGTATTTCCTACAAAGGGAAACTGCTGCCACCACATTGAAGAACCTTTAGAGTTTGTTCGGGGATCACTGTTAGCAATCAAACAGTTTGAGGAGTATAACAATGCACGGTAGATACACAAACATAAATAATGCTTTCTATGCTTTAGTCAGTGATATTCACGATGGGGAAATACTTACTGAGGTTGAACCAAGCCGTAATGGGGAAGTGATGATGATACCCGAACCGGTTATTTTAACTTATGAAAATCCAACAGAGCGGGTGCTATTCAATACTGCTAGAGATGCCAACCCGTTCTTCCACTTATTTGAAGCACTGTGGATGTTAGCAGGTAGAAATGATGTTGCTGCTCTCGATACCTACAACAGCAATATGAAGAACTACAGCGACGACGGGGAGACGTTTAATGGTGCTTACGGTTACCGATGGCGTAAAGCAAAAGAAGCGTTTTTCGATACTGATTTGGATTACATCGACTACAACGAAATAGATCAACTCAACATTCTTATCAACCATTTGAAGAACAACCCAACAAGTCGGCGGGCTGTTTTACAAATGTGGAATGTGGAAGATGATTTATTACAAATAGATAAAGAACCCGACACACGTTGTACATGGTGTGTAGGGAAAGGCGTGGACCCAGGAACAGAATCCACGTACTGTAAACACTGTTCAGGAACGGGGGTAGCTCGTAAAGGGACACCCGCTTCCAAGGACGTTTGTTGCAACTTGTCTGTAATGTTTTCAGTTGAAACTGGCGTATGTCCTGAGTGTGGGGGCGAAGGGGGTATGGAAATTGATACCGGTGCTCCAATGCCAGAAGGAGGCGGTTTTTATACGGTATACGAACCCTGCCAAAACTGTAATGACTTACCTCACAACGTTCCCCGATACCTTAACATGACGGTTACCAATCGCAGTAACGATTTGATTTGGGGAGCGTTAGGTGCAAACTATGTTCACTTCTCGTTTCTTCAAGAGTATGTTGCTTGTTGCTTAGGTTTGGAAGTGGGTGTCTACAACCAAATCTCAAACAACTTGCACGCATATAAAGACAAGTGGGAACCGCATAAGTGGTTAAACTACTACACGGGTCCAACAGGGAAAAACCATCAAGGAGAAGACGTTTACGAAGTCCCACACCAAAAAGACTATGATTCCACTTGGACTCACATCCCATTGGTTAACGACAAGGAAACTTTTGACCGTGAGGTGAAAGAGTTTGTAACCGACTACGCTAAGAAATGGACCGAACCTTTCTTGTTGAACGTAGCGTTCCCGATGTGTGCTGCTTTCTCTTGGCATAAGACCAGAGATTACGGTTTAGCTCTAGACATGATGACGGATGTAGGTCAAGAGGACTGGCGTATTGCTGGTACAAACTGGATTCTAAAACGTAAAGAAATGTGGGAGAGCAAACAAGATGCGTTATCTGCCCGTGAAGACTGAAATGCGTAAATTATTTTTATCTATTAGACAGCGTTTCTTTTGTAGTCACTTCCGTTATAGGCATAGCAGTGGCTACGATCTTTCTGAAACTGTGTGTTTGATCTGTGGGCTACGGAGAGGAGCAGGGGGTTCAGACTATGGTAGAGACTGGAACAAAATTGACAAAAGAGGAAAGTATGAAATACCTACCAGTGTTGACAAAGCGTGACTTTGTTAATCGGTACGATCAAGGAGAGTTTGGCAACTGCTCACCAACTTGGAACACCTATAAGCTTTGGTTGGCTGATGCTGATAATTATCCTGTGGAGCAACTGTACCACGTTAGAAATCGAGTAGCTGGTGGAAAGACTTATTACGATGCTACTCAACATGGAGTAACACAAATCTATGATAAGTTTATCCACTGTAATGATGAAGAACAGTGGTATATCTCAGCTATGTGCCCCACTGAAAAGACTTTGTTCCAAGGTGAAGTAATGCAAACTGAAAAGGGTTTGCAGTTGTTTTACACTTGTGTTCCTAAGCCAATGCGGGAAGCATTGAAAATGCAATCGGAACAGGTATCTGGTATAATGGCTAGCCAGCTTTTGCGGTACTACTTAAACCCTAAAAGTTATGACTGGCTCCAAGAACTGTTAGACCGCTATCCATTTCACGTTATCGAATTAACAGCCCTTTCAACCTGTTGGGGGACCCTACCGGGTTATAACACTTTATTCTGGGAAGTAAGATTGGGATACTAATGGAAAGAGAAAAGAAACCACCACAAACTGAAACAGAACAAGAGAAACTGTTTAAGTCTTACACAAACGCCACAAATACCCAATCTACTCCAACAAATTTTACCGATTTGAAAACTCTGTTTGATAAGGTACAGAAACAAACAGACGAAGCCAACGAAAAAATTATGGGAAACTTCTACGATGGGGGATACCAAGTAATTCCTAACGACTTATTAAACAATTCTCAAATCATGGTTTCCAACGGTATGTACGAAGCTTTAATCCGTCACATTAAAAATCAAGAGGACAACACTAATGGACCCGAATAAGTACCAAAAACTAGCTGCCCGTACCGAATGTGATCAGGACTATTCGAGGGATCGTATTGCGTACAACAAAGGGAGTTACACCAACCTACCTACCCGACTACTGCATTCCGTACTAGGTATGACGGGGGAAGTAGGGGAGCTAGCAAGCAACTTGGAGAAGTGGCTGTATTATGGGCAAGAAAAAGACAATACAAACCTTAAAGAGGAACTAGGAGATTTACTTTGGTATGTGGCGGAAATGTGTAACGCTGCCGGGTTCGAGTTAGCAGACGTTATGGAAGCTAACATTCGTAAGCTACAAACTCGATACCCTAAAAAGTTTGACACTAAATTAGCTAAGGAAGAGAACCGAAACCGAGAAGCAGAGGCAAAAGACCTAGCTGGAACAGCACAGCAAACCGGTAGCGGGTTTGCAGAACCGCCAGAGGAAGCAGAACCGCAAGTTATCACTTTGAGACCAGTAGGTGATGATTTACTTTGTGTTTGTCACTGTGGGAATAGTTGCCAGTTAGGTAAAACGGGTATGCAAACCCGTTGCAATCATTCTGAACTACATAAAGCAGAAGTGGATCATGACATAGAATTAAATGGGGTCATTCACGAATACCGATATTTACCTAAATCAGAATTTCAAAAAATGGCATTGGAAAAGTACGCATCAAAACCACAGCCAGAATTAAAAAAGGAAGATTTTGAAACGGCCCGACAGATAGCTTCCTGGTTGGAAGGGCAAGTGCATAACACAGCAATTAAAGCAATCGAAGCAGCAGAAAAACGATTTCATAACCAACAGCAAGAAGTATAAGGGATTCACGATGCCTAAAAAGAGTACGGATACCACACCAGCCAAACTACGCCCTTACATCTCACATGGTATGGATGTAAGTTATCGGGATGGCGACACTGAGGCAATCTCTGATTGTCCTTGGTGTGGGGGGGAAAACAAGTTCAGTATCAAAATAACAACAGGACAATGCCGATGCTTAAAGCCCTCTTGTGATTTTAGCGGTAACGAATACAGTTTCATCGGAAAGTTAATGGAAGTAAGCCATGAAGCAACAGATTGGAAAGATTATGAAGAATTAGCAGAGAGTAGAAAACTAGAACCGGATACGCTGATGACGTGGGGGGTGTGTAAGTCGGTAATCAACGGACAATGGTTAGTGCCAGCACATACGCCCAACAGCAAATCTAAGCACCCTAAAGCCTACCGCTATAACAAAGGAAAGTTGTGGGCTACGTCTGGTCATAAACACGCAGTGCATGGACTCGACCTATACAACAAAAAGAAAGGATCGTTGTTTATATGTGAAGGACCGTGGGATGCGATGGCGTTATGGGAAACGCTTAGAAAGTGTAAAGAAGGAGACGACGGGTTAACGCCAACAGCCAATAGAAAGGAAAACCTATTAACGGGCTGTAGCGTTATTGCAATGCCGGGTTGTAATGTCTTTCCCGCTAGTTGGGCAAAGCTTGCAGAAGGTAAAACCGTTTTCCTAATGTATGACAGCGACCATCCGAAAACCAATAAGGAGACCAACAAGAAACAAACCGCCGTAGGTTACGCAGCTATGAAGCGGGTGACCGGTATACTTTCTTCCCAGAAAGATAAGCCCGCTGAGATACATTATCTCAAGTGGGGTAGGCGTGGGTTTGATCCTAAGTTAGATGATGGTACTGATGTAAGAGATTACATTAACCCAAATGGTAAGCCTGTTGATGATGTTCCAACGTACAAGCTTAACCAATTACAATCCTTATTGAGTAAAACCGTACCAGTTCCTGAAAAGTGGTTAAAGGCAGAAGTAGAAAAAGCTGACGGGTTGGATACTCTAACTTGTACAAGCTATGAGCAGTTGATTACTAGTTGGAGAGTTGCCCTACGTTGGAGCGATGGTTTAGACAAAGCCCTATCGGTTATGTTGGCAAGCATTGCCAGCACTAGGGCAGTCGGGGACCAGCTATGGATTAAAGTTATCGGTCCTGCTAGTTGCGGCAAATCTACTTTGTGTGAAGCATTAAGCGTTAGCAAAAAGTATACGCTAGCCAAAAGTACCATCAAAGGTTTCCACAGTGGTTTCAAAACTGATGCTGATGGTAAAGAGGATCATAGCCTTATCAGTAAGATTTCCGGTAAGACTCTAATCGTTAAAGATGGTGATACTCTCTTACAAGCCGGTAACCTTGGAGAGATACTTAGTCAAGCCCGTGATTTGTATGATGGAGTCAGTCGGTCCCATTACAACAATAGTATTGACCGTGAATATAACGCTATCCGTATGACGTGGCTGTTGTGTGGCACTAGTAGTTTAAGAAGCATTGACCAGAGCGAATTAGGTGAACGTTTTTTAGATTGTGTTATCATGGAAGGTATCGACGATAGGGAAGAGGATAAGATCCTCTGGCACGTTGCAAAGCAAGCAGCAGCCAACCTAGGACTGGAAGCTGATGAGCAAACCAAAAACCAGTATAATTCCAAGTTGCGTGAAGCAATGCAGCTAACTGGTGGGTATGTTGATTACTTACGGGATAATGCTATTGAATCCTTAGTTAAGGTTGGAGTAAGCACAAACGTATTACGAGCGTGTATTAACTTGGGAAAATTTGTAGCGTATACTAGAGCTAGGCCAAGTAGCCGACAGGAAGAAACGGCTGAAAGAGAATTTGGAGCTAGGTTAGTTACGCAGCTATTGCGGTTAGCTGTTTGCCTAGCGTTTGTGCTGAACAAATCCAGAGTGGACGACGAAGTGTTGCACCGGGTTAAGCAAGTGGCGTTTGATACTGCCCGTGGTAGAACGCTATCCATTATTGAGCATCTCCACGAGAATAATGAAAAGGGTTGCAGCAAGGGCAACGTGGGTGTGGGTGCTAGTCTGAATGAAACTGAAACGGATAAGCTGCTGAAGTTCTTAAAGAAAATCAAAGCAGTCAAATTTATACCCGAACAAATAGGACGTAAGAAAGTGGTTAAGTGGAAACTAACTAATCGCCTATATCGGCTGTATTCGACCGTATCAGAGCTTTAGGGGGTAAGATGTTGCCTGATAACCCCCTAGAATCGACAAAACAGCCCCTTCTAGACGTTTCTAGCCCTTACGGGTGGTACTAGGGGGGTACTAACCCTGAAAGCCCTTAGAGGGGGCGTTTTGTCGATTTGGTAGGGGCGTATCATAACATTGTTGCAAGAAGCTAATAGAAAGACGATAATGGATTACAACCCGCCAGAGTTCATAAACGATGATGATGATTTTGACGACGAGGATTTTTATGAAGATTTCTACAGTGGTCTTTATGGGGAAGCATTTCGAGACGATGAAATTTTAGAGGAATATAATATGTTTCTAGACGATGCTATTCGGGATCGTATGGATGCTGCACCGTATTCCACAGCTTGGTTTGTTAATGAATTTGTGGGAAGGGTAAGTATTGTAAACAACGGACCAGTTGAGCATCCTCAAATGATTTGTGTTGAGACGTGGCCCAGTTTCATATTGAATTAAAAGGAGTTGGTTCTTTGGTTGTTGTTAGAGATGGAGAGAAGAAACTGAAGCAGCGTAAGAGTGTACAGATTCCTACAGAGTTAGAGCTATGGAAAGACATTAGAATCCTAGCTGCTAAAGAAAAGCTAACTCAAGGACAATGGTGCAAAAAGGTTGTTGCTGAAAAAATTAAACAATTGAAAAAAGAAGGGAAGGTGTGATGTGGTAAAAGATTACGCTGTAATTTTAGCGGCGAAAGATTCAAAGGGAACCTTGGTGGGTTACAGAGAGTTAAAAGAACACGTTTCCGGTGAAGAAGCATCATTTCAAATTATGAAACTAGAACACTTGGATAACGATGTGGAGATAGTGAAGAAGGCGTTGAATACGGCGTTAGAGTCAGTGGATGCAACGTCTGAAGAAGGGCAGAAGATGGTTGAACTGTTATTAAATTTAGAGAGGAACTAATAAAATGAATGCTCAATGTGTAAAACAGTTGGTTTTGTTGGGGGTGATGGGTGTGTGCCTAATCTTGATTGTTTCATTGCCTTTGGTGCGTTCTGCTGTGTTGGCTTTTGGTCCTGAATGGTTGTCGGGTTTGAAAGAAGTGGAATACAAAGTCGGCAATAACGAATGGACTAAATACATGGCTCCAAAGGGTAGTTCTGTAACTGGAATAACTTTGGTTCTATCTGAAGTTGTTTGTATGGTGCTGCTTGCTATGTCGTGGGGAAGTTTTTTAATGGTTGGAAAAGAAACAAGTGAGAAATAACCAGGGAATTTTACCCTGTTGCATATAAGAGGTGTAGAAAGGTGATTTAGAATGGGGAGCGTAAATTTACTACCTAAGGAACGTGGAGCAGACATAAACAAGTTAACTCCTATGATGCGGATGTTTGTAGTGGAGTTACTTGCTGATCCTACTTTTAATGGTAAGAACGCTGCAAAGAAAGCTGGATATAAGATTCCGGGTAATGCAGCAAACAAACTATTAAAGGATAGACGTATACAAGCAGCGGTAGGGAAAGCAATACGTCAAAGGGCTGAAAAAATAGGGTTGGATGCTGAAAGTGTGTTAAGGTATTTGGAAACAGCGTTGTTCCATAACCCGCTAGAATACTTCACGTTCAAACCGGGTGTGGGATACACTGTAATTAACCCCGATGACATTCCACCAGAGATAGGGAGACTAATCGATAGCATAGAATTAAAGAAGTTCACCGATAACGATGGGAACGTAACTGAGAGTTACAAAGTCAAACTGATAAGTAAATCCACTGTGCTGCCGTTGGTTATGAAACATTTGGGGATGTTAACCGACAAACAAGAAATCAAGCAAACCATCGGCATAGACTTGGAACAGTTGTATCAGCAGGACACTAATCAAACAGACTTAATTGAACAACGCTTGGAAGAGGAGCGAAACAATGGCTAAAGTAGAAGTTTATGAGGAAGAAAAACAAGTAGACGTCATAAGATTAAAGTTAGAGCAAGATGGGGAGCATGTGTTGTTGGTTGCTTGTGATGAGAATGGGCGAAAGTTCGATAGGGGAGTAATAGCCCGATTAGAGGTATTTACTACTGGATTACATATGAACCGATGTTTTGGAGTAGAAGTACCTGGAATAGCTGTAGGCGAAGACCATAAAATTAGGGAGGCGATGTGACACACGTAATCATTTCTACATGGACAGATATACTTCTAGCTTTGGCTATTATCGTATTGTCCATATCAATAATTAAAATAGGTAGACGTAGACACCGTCCACTGACTGTTAAAATTACAGAGCATGGGGATGGAACAAGGCACAGCTTCAGGATCTACATAGTTGATCGATTAGGTAATCAAGTCAATATGAACGATCAACGGTTAACAGCTTTAGAAGCTTTTAAAAAGACAAAGGAGGAACATGATGCCTAGAGAAATCAAAGTCTATACGGATAAGGAAGAAAAGGAAGTCCCGATCTATTTAGAACTAGTGCCAACAGCGGGGGGTGCAAACGTAATCATGGTGGATGCAGAGGGATACATGCTACCCGGTGGAAGACTTATCAAGTTCAGACTAAGCAGCAATCAAAAATTAGTGTTCGCCCGCTATGAAAAAGTACAGAAAGAGGGAGTGCGTACAAACGATTTTGGTAAACTCTTTGAGGAGGGAATGTAACTATGTTTGAAGAACCGACTACACTGATTGCACTGCTGTTTATTATGGTGGGGTGTCTGCATTTGTGGCAGACTGCTAAGATAATGTCCATAACAAAAGATGTGGAACGCTTAAACAAAACCATTAACGAACTGTATCGCAACGTGCAAGCTGAGGAAGCACAGCCAGAAAATCAGCCAGCTAAAACCCGTACTATGTGGGGGGATGAGTAATGACTTTAGAAGAACAAGCTACAAACTTTACAACCATGCGGCATATCGAACGGGTGCGTAACCTAATCAATAACGTCATACGAAAGCTAATGGATCGACAAGAAAAACATGATCAATCTAAGCTAGAAGATCCAGAAGTATCATTATTCACTGAACACACTAAAACCCTATCGGGGTTAACGTATGGATCAGCCGAATATAAAACAGCACTAGAACAGTTAGCTCCAGCATTAAAACACCACTATGCTAACAATAGGCATCATCCTGAACACCATAAAAACGGTGTCGATGATATGAATTTGTTAGACCTGATAGAAATGTTCTGTGATTGGAAGGCGGCATCAGAGAGGCACACAGACGGTAACATTCTAAAATCTATTGAGCATAACGCAGACCGTTTTAGCATGTCTCCACAGTTAGTAAAAGTGTTTGAAAACACTGCCAAAGGAATGGACCTATTGAATTGAATAAAGGAAATGAGTAATGGCGATTGATATGGACAATGCAGAACTGATAGCAAAACTAACAGAAATTGTAACCAAACAGCAAACAGCTATAAAAGAGTTGGAAACACTAGCTGTGAGCAATGCTCAAATAGTTACAACACTTACGGAAAGACTGCTTAGTTCAGAACATGATATAGCGAACATGCTGCACCTAATAACAATCTTGGAAGGTAAGTCAGGGAATGACAGAGACTAAAGTATTTGATCCTATAGAATGGGCTAAACTTAACTGGCCGCATGTGACATTCTATAAGGAACAGAAAGACATTATCTACAGTGTGCGGGATAATGATGAAACCTTTGTTCCAGCAGGTAATATGCTGGGCAAGGACTTCATATCCGCGTTTATCGTGCTATGGTTCTTCTGTAGCCGCACACCATGTAGGATCATTACAACTAGTGTGGACTACGAACAATTGAAGGGAGTGCTATGGGGTGAAATCAGACGGTTCCTACAAACAAGCAAGTACGTGCTTCCAGTGGTAGCTAATCACTTAGAGTTAAAACGCCAAGACCTAAAGACGGGAGAAGTAGAAGGGCTGAGTTACCTAATAGGTAGGGTGGCAGCTAAGGGCGAAGGAATGTTAGGGCATCACATAGCTAAGACCGGTGACGGTGTTCCACGCACATTGTTTGTAGCTGACGAAGCTAGCGGTATAGAGGACGAGAGCTACGATAAGGCTGATACGTGGGCAAACCGTAAACTAGTTATCGGTAATCCTTACCCGTGTACTAACTTCTTTTATAACGGGGTAAAGGGGGGCGACTTAGAGAGTCCAGAACCGGGTAGACTGTATAGGAAGATCATTAAGATCAAAGCCCAGGACTCACCTAATGTAAAGCTTGGTGAAATACAAGTAGCCAAGAATGAAACACCGACTAATGAAATCATTATTCCGGGTGTGAAGTCCTATGATGAATACATGAAGAACCGCAAACTATGGGATTCTATCAAGCAATGCGTTAGCTTAGATGCTGAATTCTATGAAGGTGCGGAAGTACTTATGTATCCACCTGAATGGTTGAACAAAGCCGAACAGACCGCCGCACTTCTTCCCCAGAGACGACCAGCGAAAGTAATAGGACTAGACGTAGCAGAAGGGGGAGATAATACTTGTTGGTGTATGGTAGATGATCAAGGGTTAATCCACATGGTCAGTAAGCGTACACCAGACACGTCCTTAATCGTTTCAGAGACCATCGCACTAATGCAAGAATGGAATGTAAAGCCGGAGAAAGTATTACTGGACCGTGGTGGTGGGGGTAAGCAAATTGCCGATATGCTAAGACGCCAAGGATTCAAAGTTCGTACTGTTGGCTTTGGGGAATCGGTAATGCCTGAAAAGCGTAGAGGACAAGCCAGTGTAGAAAAACGTAAAGAGTTTGATGAGGATCGGTATGTGTATCTAAACCGCCGGGCTGAAATGTATGGAATGATTCGTAATAAGCTTGATCCAGTGTTTACAGAAGGCGGATTTGGCATACCACAAAAGTATTGCAAGCCTTTAGGTGATGGGCGTAAGTGCCTACGTGAGCAACTAGGCGTGATCCCATTGACGTTCGATAGCGAAGGACGTATGTATCTACTTCCGAAGACTCTAAAGCCTACAGAGAGCAAGAACAGCGAAAAACAAACCCTAGTCAAGATCATAGGACACAGCCCAGATGAAGCGGATGCCCTAGCGTTAGCGGTGTTTGGTCTGTATAGTAAGAAAGCTTCCTTCACAGTTAGGTAATCCAATGTCGGTCACATGGAAAACCAACAGACAAAAGAAACGGATGCCCAAAGGGGGAATCTTTTGGTGTTGGGGCTGTGACATGCAGCTAGTCGAACAGTGGAAGAAATGTAAATATTGTGGCCATAGGAACGGACGTAGAACTAACAAAAAATAAGGGAATACAATGGCTGATAACGACAAAGCAGAAGACAAAGTTATGGGACGTGCTGATTTACAGATGTATATGAACGCTGTGTTAACACGTAGCCAGATCATAGAGAAGTTCCTTGATCCTAGGCGTGACGTGTACGCAGAGTGCGGGTATCCCACAACTGAACAGCTTAATATCACGTACTATCAAAAACTATACGAACGGGAAGGTATTGCTTCACGGGTGGTTGAAGTGATGCCGATGGAAAGTTGGCAGTCTATTCCTAGGGTGTTTGAAACCGATGAAGTGGATAACGAAACACCGTTTGAAAAAGCTTGGAATGATTTATCAATCTCACTTAGAGGAAAATCTAGGTATCAAGGTGAGGACGGTCATCCTATCTGGGAGAAACTAGAACGGGCAGACGTACTAAGTGGGATCGGTGATTTCGGGGTAATACTTATTGGTCTGGATGACGGGTTAGACTTAGCTGAAGAAGCTGTTCCTAGAGAAGGGCAGCAAGTTATATTTATCCGGGCATTCGATGAAAGCCTAGTAAGTATCAGCAGCTATGAAAGTGATGCTAGCAATCCCCGCTTTGGGCAACCTACGCAATACTCCGTAACTATTAACGATCCCCGGCATATTGCAGCGGGGGACAGCGGTGTATCAAGACCAGAGAGCGGACCGCAAAGTGCTGCCCAAGACTCAACTACAAAAACGGTACACTGGTCCCGTATTATTCATGTTGCTGACAACCTAGGAAGCAGTGAAGTATTCGGGGTGTCTCGATTACGCAACCAGTACAACCGCATAGCCGACTTGATTAAGTTGTATAGCGGCAGTGGTGAGATGTACTGGAAGGGTGCGTTCCCTGGTTTAAGTATTGAAACACATCCTCAACTAGGTGCTGATGTGGACCTAGATGAAACAGCTATCAAAGCTAAGATGCTAGAATACGAGCAGGGATTGAGTAGGTATCTAGCAATGGCTGGAGCAAGTGCTAACAGCTTGGCTCCTCAAGTAGTTGATCCTAGTAAGCAAATCGAAGTCCAGCTAGATGCGTTGTGTATTAGCATCGGTGTTCCTAAGCGTATCTTTATCGGTAGTGAACGTGGCGAACTAGCTAGCAGCCAAGACGCTAGCAGTTGGAACGACCGTTTACGACACCGCCAGAATTCTTATATTACTCCCAGAATCATTGTTCCGTTTATCGATAGGGTGATAGAGTTAAAAGTTTTACCAGAACCGGCAGAAGAAAACGGATACAGTATAGAGTGGCCCGATTTGGAAGCACTAACGGAAGCAGAGCAAGCCGCTATTGTTACACAGCGAACTGAAGCTATGTCCAAGTATGTATCGGGTGGGGTAGAGTCTTTGATTGCTCCACAAGATTATCTAGTCCGTGAAATGCACTACACGCAGGACGAAGCTGAAGAAATACTAGATAACGCTATAGAATTGCTTGAGGAGAAAGAAGCAGAGTTGGAAGAGGCAATGGCTTTAGAGCGTGAAGAATTTGGTAAACATGGAGTAGGAGTATCTAAGGATGGTAAACCGTTCCCGTTCCCCGATCAACAAGCACTCACCGGCATATCGCCATCCGGCGATAAAGTACCTCCCAAGCCCAAGCCAAATAAGAAAGATGATGGAGAAGATAAGAAAGGAAAACTTAAAGAATGATAAGCATAGGTGCGAAGAAGAAAGAGTTTCACAACCGGGTATTAGAGAATGCAAAGTTCCTAGAGGGTTTGGAAGGTTAGTAGAATGATTACGGCTAATGTAAAACGCAAACCACACAGAAACCCTTTGCGTGCGGACCCCACTAAGACCGCTACGTTACGCCGGGTGTTTATGACCGCTATGCGGAAACGTATGTATAAACTTCAAGCTGATGTGTGGCAACTTGTAGTTGTGGAAGATGCGTTCGGGTTACGTGAAAGCCGACAAACATCCGCATTCAATACTAGTGAACTGACCAACAACAACCGCTGGAAGTTTAGGTCTGATCCTGATAAAGTCAGACTCTTTCAAATCTGGTTACAACAAAACGTAGACGAAAACATACTTCCACCAGAGCTACCCGCAAATACAGACCAACTGTTTTGGGAAGACTTTGTTCGTAAGGGTTACGAGAAAGGAGCCGGGCGTGCATACACTGATGTCCGCAAGAAGGGCATAGAACTGGACCCCAATTATTTAGCAGGAGGTAGGGATGAATTCTTACGCAAGAGTTTTGCACAGCCCGCCAGTATCAACAAAGTCAAACTATTAGTTGGACGAGTCTATAGCGACCTAAAAGGCGTGACTCAAGCTATGTCCACACAAATGACCAGAGTATTATCAGAAGGGTTTGCAGAAGGGGTAGGACCAAGAGAAGTAGGACGCAGATTAAACAAGACCGTTAAAAACATAGGACGACACCGGGCAGTAACGATAGCCCGCACTGAAACAATCCGGGCACATGCAGAAGGTCAACTAGATAGCCTAGAGGAATTGGGTGTAACGGAAGTGGGTGTGGCTGTAGAATGGTCAACCGCCGGTGACGACCGTGTATGTCCCATGTGTAGCCCGCTAGAAGGCGTGATCATGTCTACCCGTGAAGCTAGGGGCATTCTACCCCGCCATCCTAACTGTAGATGTGCATTCAAGCCCGCTAACGTGGGTGAGTCTAAGAAGGGGCGGCTAGTTAAGCGGGTAGACCCCAAGACCGGCAAGGTTAAGACCGTGCGAGTGCCCCAAAAACGCACCGCTAAGGCCAAGCAAGCAGCCATAGACAAATCTATACAGGCTGAGATACCAAAGCGTTCAGACCGCACGCTAGCCGATCAGAAGGCTATCAGTACAAACCCGATAGGCAGAACCCCAGCCAAAGCAGCCCCCAAGAGCATACTTGACGGTCCAGACATTAAACCGCCAACTAGACCGAAACCCCCAAAAGACAAACTGCCTAAAGACCGTCAAGGATTCAAGCCAGAGTTTAAGGATAACTCAACCAAAGCAGAACGATCCCGCATTACTAAGCTAGGCGGAGAACGTAGCAGGCTAAACAAACTAATCAAAGCAGGTGGGAACGACCATCTAAAGCCCGAACTAGAAAACGTATTAGCCGAACTGAAACAGATTAACGATTTAGTTAAATCTCGTATCAGTGGGGGTGGGGCAGCGACAATTGAAAAAATTGTTCCTGTTAAAAAACCTACGCTTCCTCCTACAATAAAAGTACCTGAATCTAAAATTCCAATTCCTACACCTAAAGATATAGAAGCAACAGCGGTTAAATGGAACGAAGCTAGGGCAGAAGTCCATATTCTAAGAGCAGAAAAAACAAAACTGAAGTCAGCTAAGTGGCAGGCAGATTCTTTAGAAGAATTAAAACCGATAGAAAAGAAACTCCACGAGAACCAACAAAAATTGTGGAACGCTAATGAAAGACAAAACGAAGCTGGAGAACAGATGCGTAGAGTTAAACAGCGGGACGTACCAGTGTTAGACGTATTAAAACAGGAGAGAATGCAAGCCAAACGTAAAAAGATGTTGAAGTTGGAAGAAGAATTTGATGCTAATCTTGCACGTTTAGATAAACGACAAACTGAACTGTACGCTAAAAAAGATGCCATACACGCCAAGCAGGAAGCGTTAGCTGACAAATGGGACGATATGTCCGACATACAAAAACAAGCAACAAACATTTTAATAAAACAATATGAGCTAGACGCTACAGCAATTCATAAAGAATTAAGGGACGAGGTGTGGGCAGAAGCGAAAAAAATAAATAATAACCATCGTAAGCAATTAGAAAAATCTTTTGGAATTATCAACCGACAAAAAATCAAGGTGAACACTTCGCGGGCTAAAACAAAATATCCAGTTAAGTTTCAAAACCCTGAAGGACCACAAACAGTCTTAGCCAGTAGTCCTCCCCAAAATAAGAACACCAGAGAAGCTAAGAAATTTGTCCAATCTATTTCTTCAAAGAATTCGGGCATAGAAGAAATCAACATTTCCGTGCATAGAACACCTACTAACAGTCGGGCGTTTTCTAGAGAAGGGGACGAAGACTGGTCAGGCATTTTTATGGCTGATAATGCTCAAATAAGAACCTATGTCCACGAGATAGGGCATCAATTAGAAGATCAAATGTTTGAAATGCGGCAAAGAGCAACTGAGTTTAGAAACGCACGCATAGCTAGAGCAGGAACTAAAGATGTGAGAATGGTGGACGCTTTCCCAAGTCATAACTACAAGGAATCTGAAATAGGTAATCCTGACGGGTTTATTGAAGCGTTTGGAGACAGTTCTGCCCACTATGTTGGAAAGAACTACGGGCAGGGGGAAGCTACAGAAATAATCTCTATGGGAATAGAAAAACTTTATTATGATCCTATAGGATTCGCTCGAAACGATCCAGAGTATTTTGACTTTATCGTTAACGCATTAAGTGGGGATTTATGAGGTACTTCATTAAAGGCGATCTTAAAATAGTGTTGGAACCCACTGGTAAATGGACTTGTAAAAAACTTCCAAGCTTGGCAAAAGTCTATAATGCTTTGTCTAAAATAGAATATGATCAAGCAGTGGTGTCTGATGGAGACCCCCAAGCTAAAGTTTTTGAGTATGTTGTGGGCAGAGCCAATCCTGACACAGTGGTTAATGAACCGCCACAAGAAACAGAGGAGAAAGGAATAGTGTACTAATGGCTACAGGAGATCAACTGATTAAGCTTGGTGGAGGGGCTGCTGGTTGTGGTTGCATACTTATGTTGCTGCCGGTAGCACTAATCTTAGGGATAATGCTTTTCGCAATTATATTTGGATAGGGGATGCCAGTGGAACTGACGCCAACACAATCGAGGATAATGAATTTACTATCAGATGGGAGGCCCCATACAGCCGATGAACTGCATAGGTGTTTCAGTGATGAACTCACTGAAAAAGATAATGTGCGGTGTATGGTCAGTCTAATGAGGGACCGGCTAAACCTAAACGGGTTAGACATAACCAGCCGTAGAAAATCTAGCCGAACTACTTACAGGCTAGTACGATTGATCAATAACGGGGCTGAATAGCTACAGCAACAACGTAGTAAATATCCACAAAGTATTTACACACTTACCTCCAGAGGGCTAGCCTATATCAAGGTTAACCAACTCTCTGGAGGTTTTTTCATGGAAACATTGACAGTCAATTTCAACGGTGCAACTCGTACCGAGAAATTAAACGGCAAAGATTACATAGTCGCTCCAATGACTATGATAGTTCCCGGCGTATTGAACGGGTCCAAGGGACCTATGTTCTACCCCGGTGAAGAACTAGCTAAGAATGCTGAAGCTTGGAACGGTATGCCTATCGTTATCAACCACCCCGATGAAGCAGTGTCCGCACGCACGCCCGCTATACTCAATAAGTCCGGTGTAGGGCTAGTGTTCAACAGCCGTTTTGAAAACGATAAGCTACAGGCGGAAGCTTGGTTTGATACTGAGCAAGTAAAGAATAAAGCTATCGACGTGTACGGCAATCTGACAACGGGTAAGAAGCAGGAACTAAGCACGGGGCTGTTTGTTGGTGGGTTAGAACCCGCTACCCAAAACGCTGAATATAACGGTGTCCGCTATACCCACATCGCTCGTAACTATAAACCGGACCACCTAGCTATTCTCCCAGAACAGGCTGGTGCGTGTAGCATCAGTGACGGTTGTGGAGTTAATAATAAAGAGACTGAAGAAAGCCTAAGTGCCAATTCTGGGATCGATAAGATTCTAGACTTACTTACGAATTTGACCGAGAAAGGAAATACTATCATGGACCGCGATAAAGTTATTGCTGGTTTGATTGCTAACTGTGAGTGCTGGTCTGAAGATGATAAAGAAGTCCTCAACGCTATGACGGATGAGCAACTTCTGAAACATGAAAAGACCGTTAATGAGTTTGTGGCTAACGCTGCAAAAACCAAAGAACTGACCGAACAGGTTGAAACGCTTACGGCTAATGCAGAGAAGAAGCCGGAAGAGAAACCAACCGAGACGGTTGAAAATAAGGAAGTTAAGCCTATGACAGATCAAGAGTGGTTGGCCCAAGCCCCTCCCGGTGTTCAAAGTGTTGTGAAGAACAGCATGGATTGGGAAGCCGGTCAAAAGCAGTTGTTGATTAACAGCATGGTTAAAGATCAAGCTGAACCCAACAAAGCAGCACTGATTGAAAACCTTTCCAGTAAGTCACTAGAAGAACTGCGAACGCTTTCGCTACTGACTCCAGTGGTTGAAGAAGTCGCTACTCCTGTGGCTAACTATATTGGTTCTGCTGTTCCCGCAGCTAGCCAAGTGACTAATGAGTATGACTACTCTCAAGACAACTGGACCGATGAAGATATTGACTGGTCCGCTAACTAATACAAACCTAGAAAGTATTCTAGGCTGTTTCATATAAGAAAGGAAACAGAACGATGGCTAAAGGAAACTTGATTGTTGTTAGTGAAAATCCCCGTGGCCGATTTGCGGAGGGTACTATTACCGGTACGCCAAAGCCCGGTACGGTGGTGATGATTGATACTGCTACGGCATTGGATGCTAACGGGCGTGCTACGTTCGTACCTTACGCACCCGGTCAAGACGGTATTAAACAAGGTGCTATGTGTGTCCTGCGTGAAGACTACGGGCAAGGTAAACTTGCTTCGGAAGCCTATGTAACCGGGGACCATTGTTATGTTTATTACCCGCTGCCGGGTGACGAACTTAACATGCTCCTGCTGGACATCAGTGGTACGGCAGATGATCATGCTATGGGCGAGTTGCTTATGGTTAATAACGGAGACGGTAAACTTGTTGCCAGTACGGGTAGTCCCGAACAAGAACCTTTCCAACTTCTAGAAGCAGTAACCGATCCGGCTGCTGATACTTTGGCCCATTGTCAATTCACTGGGGTTTAATAACCACTAGTTGAATTGAAATCCTATAGAAAGGAATTCGATAATGTTTGTTAGTGATGCTTCCGTTGATATGATTCAAAACGGTGATATGGGAGAATTCGGTGAAATGTGCAGTGGGACACAAAAAGTGTCTGGTCTGCGTTTTGATCCGGGTGTTCTTCGTCCGTTCTTGAATCAACGTGGCGATAAGTGTATCCGTATTCATACGGGCAAACGTCTTCAAAAGAAAGACGATAAGGGAGCACCAATCTTTAATAAAGATGGTTCCCCCAAAATGTACGATGCAACTGAAGTTGTTACCGTACATCATGCCCAACTGAATGGGATTAGTAGCCCAGTCTTTAATGCTACGCTTGCGTTGCGTAAAGAGGAATGGCTGAACTTGGACCGGCAAGTTATTAAAGCTGCCCGTTCTCGTATGCGTGCGTATGGCGACCTCCGGGCGGCTAATACGTTTGGCGGGTTTGATGGGTTTATGAAAATGATCCTCGAACATGAAACTATGTCTGATCCTGGTGAAGCCATTGTTGATATGGACGGCATCAGTGAAGGGCGTGGGGACGCACCGCTGTTCCAACTCGAAGGATTGCCCTTGCCCATTACGCATAGTAGCTTTAGCTATTCTGCTCGACGGGTGGCAGTCAGTCGGGGTATGGGTACGCCACTCGATACTACTTCCGCTGAATACTCAGCCCGCCGGGTTGGTGAAGCTATCGAGAAAACCACTATCGGTGTCCAAGCCGGTATGACTTACGGAACGACAGCTAACTATGGCCGTACACCTACTGTGTATGGTTATACTAACTTCTCGGACCGTAATACCAAATCGGATATGACTGCTCCTACCGGTTCAAACGGTACGACAATCCTGACCGATTGGTTGGCGTTGCGTGACTTGCTTTATGCGGACAATATGTACGGTCCCTATATTGCTTACACTAGTACCGATTACGATCAATACCTGGACAATCTGTTCAGTACGACGGAACCGAGTGCTGGCACGTTGCGAAGCCGGTTGCTCCAAATCGACGGTATCAATGATATCCGCCGGTTGGACTTCTTGTCTGATACTTTCACAGTGGTCCTAGTGCAAATGACCCCTGACGTTGCACGGGCTGTTAATGGCATGGAAATGACTACGGTCCAATGGGCAACTAAAGGTGATGCCCAATTGAACTTCAGAGTTATGACCATTCAAGTTCCTCAGATCCGAGCAGACTACGACGGTAAATGTGGTATTGCTCACGGAACCACTGCTTAACTTTTGCGTTGTCCTTGGGGTAGTCCATTGGCTTTGGCTGGTGGGCTACCTTTTATTTTACACATAACAATTGTACTGGAGGGTACGAGATGGCTGAAAAACAACAACAGCCCAAAGCGACTAAAAAACCCCGTTATACGTTTGAAGTTATTCGGGGTAATCACATGGAGGGGACTGATGAAAATGGGCGAGGAATCATCTACCAAAGCGGAGACAAAATTGAAACCGATAAAGACCTAGTCTCATTGTTTAACCGATTAGGTTCTAAAAAGTTTGAGTTGCTTGAAGACCGCAATCCAAGCAAGGATTAATTATGAACACCAGCCAGATACTTTCCCTCTTCCTAGTGGTGTTTGGCTGGTGTCTATTCTGTTACGTGTTAAACCGTTTGAATGAGGATTAAGCAATGTCCAGAATAGATGCAGACGATTTAGAAGCTGTGTTAGATGATGATAGCACTATTTCTAAAACTCCATTCATTCGAGCAGCATCAGCCCTTACCGATTATGTAAATAGCTGTGATAGCGATAGCGTTCTCAATGATGCATTACTAACGGAAATCGAAACATATCTAGCTGCCCATTTCTACAACGTGCGGGACCAAGCTTACGACAGCCGTAAGACCGCTGACGCTTCTGGAGTATTTCAAACCAAACACGGGATGTACTTAGACGGTACAGACGCAGGACAAGCGGCAATTATGCTGGACGTGTCTGGTTGCCTATCTAAGCTGAACCGCGAAGCTAAAGAAGGCGGTAAACGCAAACTTGGAGTAGCTTGGCTTGGCACAACACTCGTAAGCACAAACACGGGGACCTAAGCTATGCCAGCCCTAGAAACCATAGGACGCCACCAGAACGCCGTACTGTGGGCTGTAAGCACGTCTTACAGTGACAGCGGTAGACATAAGGTGTCAGCAGCGGCAGCCGTTACGGTACGCTGGGAGAGCGGTACAGACGAAGCACTAGACGCTAACGGCAACACCATAGCGATAGATGCCAAAGTGGTGTTAAACCAATCAGTAGCAGTAGGAAGCATTATGTGGCTAGGGGCATTAGCCGATATTGCGAGTCCACCAGTAGACCTAATGGAAGTAGTTGTTGCTAAGTCCACACCAAGCTTGAAAAATCGACATACTAGATACACTGTTTTATTGAAGCGTTACAGCAATACTCTCCCAGAAATCGCCAGCTAGGATGGCAGCGTAGAAAGCTTATTATGGATGCACCAGTTGAGAAACTATTTCAATATGGATTACCCACTGTGTTACTTGCTGTGTTTGTTGTAGGTCTTTGGAAGAGCGGTAATAAAGTAACTGCTTGGATAAAACCTATAATCGAAAAAGTAACCTCCGATCATTTAGATTTGGTTAGTGCGTTGAAAACAAATGCAGTTGAAACAAAAGAAACACTTTCCGACATTAACATTCACCTAGCTGAACAAACTCAAATCCTAAAAGACATAAACACCAAAACTGTTGAGTGTCCTTATAAAGTCGCTTCTAAACTGCCCTCCACAATAAATGTACGAGAACAATGAATTTATCCCACCCCGATCATCCTATTTGGTCACTTGCCCGAATACTTGTCTACTGTTTAACTTCTCTAGTAGCAATCTATATCGGGGCTACTGAGTTTGACATAGGAGAATTAAAGGGGTGGAGCTACATAGTTGGTAGCGTTGTTGGTGGAGAGTTGTTACACCGCTGGCAAATAACTAATAAGTTAAAAGAGGACAAGTAATGACTAGTAGAATCTTTTGGGCTGATACCGTAGAACGGGCTATAAAAACCGCTGCTCAATCGGGGGTAGCTTTACTGACGTTAGAGGGGACCAACCTATTAGAATTAGACTGGGAACAATTCTGGTCGGCTATTGCTTTAGCTGCTCTTGTTTCTGTTCTTAGTTCTATGGGATCGTCTAAAACAGGGGACAACACTTCAGCAAGCTTACTTAAATAGGAGGTAACAATGTCAGACACAATGGAAAGAGTCGAGAACGCTTTAAGGAATAAGGCGATAGCGATTGACACTGAGAAACATAGCAGAGTGGAAGCGGTATTTGATTGGTCCGCTGTAATTACTTTAGTGCTGCCGGTGTTGATGGAAATGTTGATGAACTGTTTTAACGACAGTTCTAAAGAAGCACTAGAACAAAGACTAGTTAATCCTGGATGGTGGGATAAATTCTGGATCGAACGTATTACCCGTAAAGCAGTACGAAACCAGAAAGATAACCTACGCATGGGAACTAAACAGCAGTCCCAAGTATCTAGCATACTAAGCGAAGCAGTGATGTCCGAAGCTAAAGAGGATGAGGCTTTAGTGGGTATGCTTCTCGGTGAAGTAGACAATAACAATATTCCTGGTTTTAACGATTGGATTTAAGTAATGAGAAAAGCAATCTTTGGGATGTGGTTGCTGTTGGTAGTATTGATTACAAGTAACGCAACTGCACAGGAGACACCAACAACGGTTCCCCTACTGAAAACTGAAAAAGCAATTATCTTCAACGGTGGAGAGGGCGTAGGTTATTACATACTGTTTTTAGAAGAAGGAGAAGGAACAGTTCTGGTAGTACGTTGTGATAGCTTAGTTACGGGTACTGGCACACCTAACCCTAAGCCTCCTACAGACACACCACCAGAAGAACCCGAACCAAAACCAGAACCCAAATCTAAATACGGTTTGAAAGAGCAAGTTGCTGGATGGTTCAACAACGTACAAGGAAGCACTAAGAAAGAGGAAGCAGTCAAGTTATCAATGGCTTTCTTCACTACAGTTGCGGGCATTGTTAATGGAGATTTCGGTACAGAACCAGTGCTAGCTAAAGTGGGTGCTTCCCTTAACAAGCTGAACCAAAAAGCAGTACCCGATGCTGAACGTAGAACAGCCTGGAGAAAGCCCTTCTTTGAAGACGGGTTTGGTAAAGCTATTAACGAACTAGTCACTAGTGGAAAGATTAAAACACAGCAAGAATACGCCGAAGCATTCCAAGAAATCTATATTGGTTTAGCGGAGGTGAAGTAATGGTAATGGGTAAGAAAGCTGCAAAGCTGTTAAAGCTTCTCAAAGCAACCGGGCATTATGATAACCCATTTGGTAAGGACGTAACACCAGACGTATCAGAGGAAGACAAAGTAGCTAGAGCGGTTGCGTCTTATCAATCAATGTACGCTAGCGAATTGGCTCCATTGATTGCTAAACAATATCCAGAACGATCATCAGCCGAAGTAAAGATAGATGGAGTAATCGGTCCGGCATTACTTAAACTAGCCAAGCGTCCTAGATGTGAGTGTAAAGACTATGATCCTGTAAACGATGTTCAAGCAGCCCAAGGATCGGGCAACTGGCGGGGGTGTCATGGTGTCGGAGACTTTCATCATGCCAAAGTAAAACTACTGAACAGCCCGCCTAACCATCTTGAACCAGTGTTTGACAAAGTGTGGAATAACGTAGTTCAAGCTTACGGAAATATGGGACTTAAACTTTCATTAACTACATCCACACCAAACATCACAGTTGAATTTGTACGCCCTACCGGTAGCTGGATTGGTTTAGCTATTGTCGGGCACGGTAAAGGTTGTGGATCAACGATATGGGCTAGGTTTGATAAAAACTACAGACCTGCTAATACGGAAAGGGAATGGGCTACCTTAATGCTACATGAATTTGGTCACAACTGTGGACTAAGTCATTCACGCGGAGGCATTATGAATAGCTACTTAGTGAAAGGATTAAAGCCTACCTGGAAAGGTGATCCGTCAGAGCGGTTGCTTAAACAAAGATTCGGAGGTAAGCCTATCAACAGTACGCCAGAACCGCCAAAACCAGAACCACCAACTACCCCGCCTACACCGGGTACAGAACTAACTAGGTTCCAACATGCTGGAGAAACCTTAGCGGTATCATTGGTTAAGAAACATACAGGAGTAGACTTTATATGAAACGCAAACTGTTGGGGGCCGCATTGATACTGTTGTTCCTTAACACAGTTTGCCTAGCCCTAGATTGGATTGGGGGTGATCAAACATCTATTGTTTGGATCGGTGAGCCACAACCAACACAAAGGAGCCAACGTGAAATTCCTACTGATAGAAATCGTATCCTACTGTTTCTCACAGACAATTGTCCCCCTTGTACTATCCTATATAACAAACTGAGTGTTAAGAATGGACCGTTTGATAAACTTCGTTTAACTGGTTGGGACATAGGTCAAACACGCAGTGACGATATTCAAATTGTGTACGCTGCTTACAGCCAGTTAGACGAACGCTATAACATCGGTAATTTTCCCGCACTAGTAAAGATAGAAGATGGGAGGGTAGTAAGACGGCTACTCCAAGATTGCGGTACTGTAATAGATCAGTGGGCTATAGGTTGGCTACACAAGGGCGTGCAAGAGCAGCCACCAGCACGCGAGCCACCAAGAGTAGCTACAACCGGTCATTACCCTATCCACGGTCAGCGGTGGAATTTCGAGGGTTCGTGGTCCCCAACGAAATCTTTTATGATCAAGCATTTATTAAGTGGTTCTGCACACCGGGGAAAGTTTCACAACTGGAATTTGCAAAGCTGGTCCAAAGCAGAGCTATGGAGTTTGCATGATGACGACCATGAAGGAAGAGTAAAGAGACGAACACGTAAAACAGCAAGCGTTAAAAAGTCGGCAGTGTACTGTCCAACGTGACCATAACGGGCCATTCCTCAGTTGGGGAAGTTTATGAGTGGAGTAATAATAATGACAATGGCTATATTAAATTCTGGTCCTACATTAGGGCACGACTATACACCAGACTTCGGAGCAGCCCCTACGGTTCACAGTATCGCTAACGGGGATTGGTATGACCCAAGCACTTGGGATACGGGCGTTGTTCCTACGGTTGAAGACGTTGTTAAGATCGGCCATATAGTAAGCTGCATTGATCAAGGTACAGCCACCACATCATTCACCAAAGCCCACACAATAGCAGTAGCGGGGGAACTAGTAATTGAAGGAAACGTATCCTTCACTAACTTGTTAATCTATGAACTTGGAGAATGTGAAATACTGCCCGGTTCAATTCTCTCTATACGAGATACGCCGATTGATTTAACCACTGATCCTAAGCAATGGGGAACAGGGGTTGTAATCTTTGGTAAGCTATCAGCCAACGGAACACCAAAAACGCACGCAGTAAAAGCCGCTGACCACATCTACACAGGTGCAACAGCTATTACACTCAGTTCTTCCCCAGAAAATTGGCTGGTGGGAGACCGGGTGTTAATACCTGATACAGAACAACAAGTCTCTAAACGGAATATACATACTGCTGGACGACATAATGAAATCAGAACCATTACAGAAGTTAGCGGTAACACAGTTCAGCTAGACTCTCCGTTAGAGTACGACCATCCGGGCATGGTTGCTAACAAAGTTTGCACACCGGATTACTGCATGGTTAGTAACTTAACCCGCGACATCGTCATCCGTAGCCAAAACTCTCTAGGCATTAGAGGGCATTTAGCTTGGACCGATCATGGCTATGTAGATTTGTCCTATGTATCTATTCAGGGTATGGGTAGAACCAAGAACGATATTCATAATGACGAAACCGTCATACGTGATGGGGAACCAGCCTACCAAAGTGATAATCAACGAGGTAGATACCCGCTACACGCACATCATGCAGTAGGTCCAGAAGGCGGTAGGGAAGATTCTGAATACCAGTCTAATATTTTAGGCTGTGTGGTTGAAGGTTCACCAGGATGGGGAATAACTATTCATGGTAGCCACTACAACAACATCAAAAGCACAGTTGTCTATGATGCTGTTGGATCGGGTATCATGGAAGAGGACGGTAGTGAGGTACACAACCACTATGAAGATTGCGTAATTGTTGGTATTCAAGGTATCAAGAAAGGACTTCTGGGGAGAAAGCGAATTACTCTACCATCTGGCGAAGTGATTATTTCTAGAACGTCAGGAACTAACGGTTCTGGTCTATGGTTTACCCGCCAAGGTTCCACAGCATTAAACCTTAGCTGCTACGCTTGTGATGGATACGTTTTATATCTTAGTGGCTACGGTACTGGTGCAGAAAATCTGTTAGTCAAACTTAACAAAGGTTCCCACAGCAGAACCAAGATTACTCGCCAGTCAATTACATCCTTAGGTCACAAGATAGAAGGCATCTATGGAGCCAACTGCCGGGGGTTCATGTACTACGCTTGGAGCCAAGGTACAAAACATGTACTCTTTGACGATGTGACTATTAAGGATGTTAAGGTTTGGCACACATTCGATAACCGGGGCTGCTTGCGTGCGTACCACGACACTGGACTACGTTTAGTGAACGCTTACTTTGTTAATGATTGGGAAATCACTAAGCAAGCACATAGGTCAAGAACGATTGGCGTTGATGCTGGCACAGCTTACGATCTTAACCGGTCAATGTTTGAAAACGTAAACATCAGTGGCTTCCACATAGGCATTGTTCCACCGACTAAGGGCAATAAAGCTTTGCCCTATGAAGGAATAATGGTTAGCGATGGTGCTATCGATTGCATTTGGAACATAGACTTTAGAAGTGCTAGGAATGACCTAACCGGAGATTGCCTAATTGACAACGTAACTATGCTGGCTAGCTTCAATGAGGAAGGTGTTCCCAATGAAGACATTAGAATGTCTTTCGACTGGAGCAAGAACGGCAAACAGCTTGAAGAATCCTTGCTCTACGTTAACGGTGTTCGCATTTACTTCGATGAACAAAACCCCGACTACATAATACCCATTTACAAACGTAAGACCGGACAAACCTTGATTAAACTTGACGGTGTGTATACAGACGTAGCTGGAATGACGACTTACGAAGTGTTTGAGGAATACGGAGAAACCATTGGCGGTAGCTTTTACCCGGAGAATAACTAATGCCGCAAACACCAGCAG